ATAACCATGGAAAAGATCAAAAGCTTCTACCATGACGCCAAGGAGAACCCGGCAGACGAGAAAACATTCCGCCAGCTGCGGTTGAACCAGTGGGTGAGGTTCAAGACAACGAAGTGGGTCCATTTGTCGAAGTGGCTGGCCTGCACAGCCGGGCCGTTAAAGCCGGTAGATTTAACAGGCCGCCAGTGTTACGGCGGCCTGGACCTTTCATCTAAGCTGGACATCACTGCCTTGGCCCTGCTCTTCCCGCCGGCAGCCGGAGATCCCAAATGGCGTGTTATCTGGAGGTTTTGGATACCCGAAGAGAACATGAAGGAGCGCGTCAGACGGGATCATGTTCCCTACGACCGCTGGGTGCGGGAAGGCTGGATTAAGACCACGCCGGGAAATGTCATCGACTACGACTTCATAGAAGCGGAAATCACCGGTCTTAGGGACCGGTTTGAGATCACAGAGATTGGCTTTGACCCGTGGAACGCCATGCAGACGTCGATAAAACTGGCCGACGCAGGGCTGACCGTGGCCGAAGTCCGCCAGGGCTATAAGACCATGAGTCCGGCCATGAAGGAACTCGAAAAACTCATTGAGGGCCGGGAACTGGACCACGGCGGCAACCCGGTGGCCGGCTGGATGTTCGGAAACCTTGAGGTCAAGCAGGATGAGAACGAGAACGTAAGACCGGTCAAGGGCAAAAACACTGAGCGCATCGACGGCATAGTGGCGCTGATCAACGCCCTGGCCAGGGCGATACTGCACGGAAAACCCAAAAAATCAGTTTACGAAACACGGGGCATCCGTTCGCTGGGAGGGGGTGGATCCAATTAATTTATTCTCACGCCTTAAGCTGGCGACAAAAGTTTTATTTAAAAATTATTCAATGGACGATTGGAACAAAGATATCAAGGCATCAATAGGCAGCCGGAACTCTTTAGCAGGTGTAAGAGTTAATGAGGAATCTGCCCTCAGATACACAGCAGTCTATGCCTGTGTTCGGGTATTGTCTGAAACACTGGCCAGCCTGCCGCTTCATATCTATCAAAAGCGGCCGACCGGCGGGAAGGACCGGGCTGTTGATCACCCGTTATACGAAATACTGCACTCTTGTCCGAATGAGGAAATGCCGTCCGTGACCTGGCGTGAAACCATGATGGGACACATACTCACCTCCGGCAACTGTTATTCGGAAAAAACCTATAACGGGCGCGGAAACGTAGTCAGACTGTACCCCATCCCCTGGACCCAAATACGCCCGGTGCGCAACAAAAACACCCGGGCCATAGAATACGAGCTTACTGACCGCAATAAAGCGGAGATTATGCCTGCTGAAAAAATCCTGCACATACCCGGTTTGGGTTTTGACGGCATAGTGGGTTACAGCCCCATCCGCATGGCGATGGAGGCCATCGGGCTTGGTTTGGCCGCTGAATCATTCGGCGCCCGGTTTTTTGGCAAAGGCACGCATCTCGGCGGCATTATCGAGCATCCGGAAGGCATGAGCGACCAGGCTTATGAACGGTTAAAAAAATCATTCGAAGAGGAATATCAGGGCCTGCAAAATTCACACGGCACGATCATCCTTGAGGAAGGAGCAAAATTCACCAAGCTCGGCATTCCGCCGGAAGAGGCACAGTTTCTTGAGACCCGCAAATTTCAGCGCTCAGAGATAGCCGGCATTTACCGAGTGCCGCCTCATATGATTGCCGACCTTGAAAAGGCGACATTCAGTAATATCGAACATATGTCCCTGGAGTTTCTCATGTATATTATGCGCCCGTGGATATACCGGTGGGAGCAGTACATGAACTGGAAACTGCTCACACCGATGGAGCGGCAGCAAGGATTTTTTGCCGAGTTTGCCGTTACCGCACTCTTGAGGGGTGACACCAAGAGCCAGGCCGAAGCCTTGAATATGGCCCGCCAGAACGGTGTCGTGAACGCTGACGAATGGCGGGAAATGATCGGCATGAACCCGCAGCCCGGAGGAACCGGCAAGGTTTATCTGGTTAACGGCAACATGATCTCAACCGAAACGGCGGCCAGGCAGCAAGCAGGCAATACACCGGGAACGAGAGGTGATAAATAAATGCCATTTTGGAACTTTATCAAAAACGAGGAAAACGAAGATGAGGTTGAGCTGCGCATCGAAGGCGATATCACGATGGATGATGATTTTTGGTCAATGCTTTTCGGCCTTGAAACCGTAACGCCAAAAGGGTTCAGGGCTGAATTGGCGGAGCATCAGGGCAAAAACATAACCGTCTGGATTAACAGTTACGGCGGAGATGTTTACGCTGCAGCGCAAATCTATAATTCACTCAAAGAGCATAAGGGGAAAGTCGTTGTAAAAATCGACGGCATGGCCATGTCTGCCGCATCGGTTATTGCTATGGCCGGCGAAGAAACCCTGATGAGTCCTGTGGCCATAATGATGATCCATAACCCGCTGTGGTCGGTGGCGGGTGAAGCCAAAGACTTCCGGCATGCTGCAGATGTGCTGGACGAGACAAAAGAAACTATTATTAACGCCTATCAACTGAAAACCGGCAAATCCAGGTCGAAAATATCAAAGATGATGGATGAAGAGACCTGGATGTCTGCCAGGAAAGCCTTAAGCGAAGGATTCATTGACGGCGTTCTTTATACCGGCCAACCCGAGGCTGCACCGGTAGAAAACTCTTTCATGTTCAGCCGGGCGGCCATCCAAAACAGTACATCAGCCCACATAAAGCGGTTTATAGAGCAGTATAACCAGAAGCTAAAAGAACTTAAAAACGAGTTAGAACCCGAAGACAAGAAGACCGGAAACACCGGCCTTCTTTCTTTATATGACATGCGTTTAAGGTTCAGCCAAAACAAATTTAGGAGGAATGCATAAATGACCTTACAGGAGCTTTTACAAAAAAGGGCGGCGCTGCACGACCAGCAAAAGGCAATTCTTGACAAGATCAGCGCTGAAGAGCGAAACAGCCCGACCGAGGACGAGGCTAAAGAGTTTGACCGTCTTGACGGCGAGATCAAGAACCTTGACCAGCTGATTTCGATGGCGCAAAAGGTAGAAGACAGGGATGAGGAACTAAACGTTCCGTTAAGTAAAATCTATCGCTCCGCAGCTCCCGCCGACTACAGGCAGCCCCCTGCCCTGGACGACGCCGGATTTAAAAACCTGGGCGAATTCGTGCATGCGGTAAGGTTCGGCGATCCTAAAGGACGATTGCAAAACTTGGCTGCCGGCCAGGGCCAGGGCGGGGGCATTGAGGTTCCGGCAGCGTTTAAGGGTCAGTTCATGCCCCAGTTTAAAAACGAGTGGTCGATGGGTGTCGGACAAGAGGGCGGCTTTGCCGTACCGACTCAGTTCAAACCCGACATGCTGATGATTCAGCCCGAGCCTTCTATTGTGCGTGATCGGGCTACTGTAATCCCCGCCGGTGACCCTCCCGACGGAACGATCACCATGCCGGCGTTCAGCCAGGGCGCAAACGGCGTCTTCGGCGGCGTCGAGGTGTACTGGATCGGTGAGGGCGCAACCAAGCCGGAAACCGACGGGACCCTGGAAGAAGCTGACCCCGAAAGAGGTAGCGGCCCACACGGTGGTCACCGATAAACTGCTGCGCAACTGGGAAGCTGCCAATACTTTTATTTCCGGTCTGCTGCAAAGTGCGATCGTAAGTGCTGAAGATTTTGCCTTCCTGCGCGGCAATGGTGTAGCCAAGCCCATGGGTGTGCTTAACGCTCTCGGGGCCATAGACGTAGCGCGCGCCGGGGCAGGAGCCATAGGCTATATCGACACCGTTAACATGCTGGCTGTCCTGCTGCCGGAGTCCCAGAGCAGGGCTGTGTATATCGCCAACCAGACCGCTTTGCCCCAGCTGGCAACCATGCAGGACCCGAACGGCAACTATATCTTCATCCAGGGCGACGCAACCCGGGGTATCCCGGCGACTTTAAACGGCATCCCGGTGAAGTTTACCGGCAAGACCCCGGTCCTCGGGAACCGCGGCGATCTGATGCTGGTTGATTTTGCCTATTACCTGATCAAAGACGGGTCCGGGCCGTTCATTGCAGCTTCCGAACACGTGTTATTCAGGCAAAATAAAACGGTTATAAAAGTTTTCTGGAACGTTGACGGCCAGGGCTGGGTTAAAAACCCGCTGACACTTGAGGATGGCGTAACCCAAGTATCTCCTTATGTAGTGCTTGACTAATCATGGACGGGGGCTTTATGCCCCCTTACAAATTTAACTATGGAGGTAAAAAGCCTTGAAAAACAGCAAACTGCTTTCCGAAGCTATCAAGATCGACATCGCTCTGACCTCTGCCAGTTTAAATGGCGCAGGAACAGGCGCGTATTACAAGATGGATAAATACGGTAAAGCCCTGTTTTTATGGGAAGTCGGTGCAATGGCCGCAGGTGTGACATCAGTCGGCCAGTTCATGCAGGCCAAGGATGCTGCCGGAACCGATGCCAAAGTCATTACAAATAACGCCGCTACCATCACTGCAAACGTGCATGTGGCTGCCGCGACCCTGACTGTTGCCGCTGTACAGGCAGGCGACCAGGTTACCATTAATGGCCTGACATTTACCGGTGCAGCCGCTGCCGATTTGCCGAACCGGGTATTCCTGGCCGACGGCGCAGACAACAACGCTACCGCCGCCAGTCTGGCCCAGGCGATTAACCACGCCGCCGGAGTCCCGGGCGTTACCGCTGCTGCTGCCCTGGCTGTTGTAACTCTAACCGGCACAGAACCGGGGGAGGTCGACATAACTATTGGTGACGCAGCCGCGACCATCACCCCGGCCACCTTGAGGGCAATAGGCTATGTTGAGTGTGACGCGTCATTTCTGGATGATGTAAACGGATTTACCCATGTGGCCTTACGTGTAACTAACAGTGCCGCCGCCCAGACGGGGGCCGTTTTGCTGCGGGGCCAGGGCAGGTTCAGCCCGGTGCAAAAGGTGGCCGCAGCCAAGGCCGATGTATCAGCATAATCAAGGGGTCGGATGACTTCGCCCCCTGACAAACCACCAAGGAGGTGATATTCCTGGCTTTAAAACTAATCACAGCGCCGGCAACCGAGCCGGTAACCCTGGCTGAAGCAAAGGCGCATCTAAGGGTAGAGCATACAGAAAGCGATGGCCTGATCACCGATCTAATTACAGCTGCGCGGGAATATTGCGAAGGGTTTCAGAATCGCCAATATATTACCGCTGCCTGGGATCTGTGGCTTGACGCCTGGCCGGACAAAGATTACATCCGTATTCCCAGGCCGCCTCTGCAATCCGTTGAAAGCGTCAAGTACTTTTGTACGGATGACACCGAGTACACCATGGACACGACTGACTATTTCGTGGATGACAAAAGTGAACCGGGACGGGTGGCTTTGGCTTATGGTAAGTCATGGCCGAGAGCATCGCTCAGGCCGGCCGGCGGGATTGTGGTCCGTTTTGCTGCCGGCTATGGCGACGCTAAAGACGTGCCGCAAAAAGTGAAGCAGGCAATACTTCTAAAGGTTGAGCTTGATTTTGACCGGCACGAGCCTGCCGATGCGGAGAATTTGCTAAAAGCCGTAAAGAGGCTTCTGTGGCTGGACCGGGTGGTGAATGTCTAAATGCGGGCAAGAGAATTAATTTACCTGATCAGTACGTCAATCACTGAAGATGAAATTGGCAACCAGATTGAAACACCGGCTGAGCGCATGGTTTTTGCCGAAGAACTCGCTGTATTTTCCAGCGAGTTTTATAATGCCGCCGCTTCCGGCCTGCGGGCAGAAAAAATGTTTGAGATCTACACCGGGGAGTACCGGGGTGAAGCCAGGCTTAAATATAAAAATAACATCTACCGTATCATCCGTACCGGTTTAGGTAAAACGCCCGAGAAAACCCGTCTCACTTGCGAGAGGGTGGCTGCCGATGGCTAATATATCTATCAGCCAGCTTGCCGATGAAATCACCCAGGCCGTCAGGGATTATACAGAGGACGTAACGGCAGGCATTGAAAATGAAGTCAAGAGCACAGCAGACAGGGTGCTGGCAGAAACAAAAAGGCTTGCTCCAAAGCGCACCGGCAAATACGCCAGGTCCTTTGTCAAGACAGACAAGTCCTTGCCGGGTAACCGGCGGTATGTGATCTGGAATAAGAAACATTATTGGCTGGTTCACCTGCTGGAGTTCGGACACGCCAAGGTTGGCGGCGGGCGTGTGCCGGCCCGCCCGCACCTCCGGCCGGCACATGACAAGCATGTTGGAGAACTGGAGGAAAATATCAAGCGGATTATCCGGAACGGGGGTTAAGTATGACACAGGCTGAGCTTCATGCTGCGCTAAAAACGCTGGGGTTGCCAGTGGCATATGGAGAATTTAAAAACACCGGTGAAAACCCGGCGCCTCCCCCGCCGTTTATTACTTATCAGTTCACCTATGGTAGTGACTTTAAAGCAGATAACCAGAATTACATTGAAATAAGTAACTTTCAGGTGGAGTTTTATACCAAAAACAAAGACTTGGTGAACGAGGGGAAAATACAGACCTTGCTGAAAAATAGCCGTCTCCCGTATGTAAAACGGGAGTTTTATCTCGACACTGAAAAACTCAGGCAGGTTATTTACGAAGTCCAGATTATAGGAGGATAGCCATGAACAAAATCACCTATGGGCTTGAAAACGTCTATATCGCCTACAAAGGGGTCGCCCAAATGGAATCTATACAGGTAACACACGGGTGTGACGCTGATGGTGAAATTACCGTGACAATTACTGCGGCGGCGCTGGGAGCGTCATCTCCTTTGGCTGTTAAGGTTGCTCTTGCCGCTGAATCACATGCTTCTGCAGAACAGGTAGCTTCTGTGGTATCAAACACCCTCAATAACAATGCTGCTTTTGCCGCTGCTTTTGTGGCCAGCTGTTTAAGCGACACCGTTTATATAACTGCCCGTGTGGTGGCAGCTAATGATGCTATTTTAGATATCGCTTTCACTCCCGGAGTTACAGGCGTAACCGTAGGCGCTTCAACTGCGGTTGCCGCCGGAGCTGCCGGCTGGGGTACTCCCGTTGCTATTCCAGGGGCGGTTAAATTCTCTCCGAAGACGGAAGGAAAAGCTGTTAAATTTTACGCTGACAACATGCTTTATTACTCATCCACCACCAATGACGGGTATACTGCCGATCTTGAAGCGGCCCTGGTGCCGGACTCTATACTGGCCGAATTGCTCGGGTGGCTGATTGATGACAACGGCATGCTGGTGGAAATATCAGACGGCGTTCCCAAACGGTTCGCCCTGATGGGTCATGGGTCAGATTGAGGGCGATGACAAAAACAGGCGTTTCGTATACTACGACTGCGAGGCAAGCCGCCCCTCCAAAGAACAAAAAACCAAAGGCGAGTCTATTGAGCCGGCAACTGACGTTTTAAACCTGACCATTTTCCCCATTGAGATAGATGGAAGGAATGTGGTGCGGGGCGTTATGGAGCTGTCCGACACCAATGCCGCGGCCTACAACGCCTTTTTTGATGCGGTTTACGTCCCGGTTATTTCGTAAAGGAGCCGGATAATGAAGGAGATTAATATCAGCGGTAAACAGATCAGGGTCAGGGCCACTCCCCTGGCCCTTTTGTACTATAAACAAGAATTCAAGACTGATTTGGTCGGCGATATGGTTAAGATGGGCGACATAGAGAAAGACCCTTCCAGGATTGATTCTGTTGCATTGATGCAGATCACCTGGGCCATGGCCAAGGCTGACGCAGGCCCGGGAAATACCTTCCCCGGCTTTGAGCAATGGTTGTCTGAACTGGACTATTTTGACATGTCAGATCCGGGGTTATGGCAGGCCGTCATGGAGGAGGCGGCTGACGGCTTTTTTCGTCGAGGGGTCCAGTCTCAACAGCAAAAGCAAAAGAAAAAATAGCCATATGTCCGATAGGGTTGACCTGGAATGGATTGCTGTGGGCAAAAGGGCCGGGTTATCCCTGGCAGAGATAAACGAATTAAGAATCCGGGACCTGGCCGCTTATGTGGAGATTTATACCGGCGCTGATAAGGACAAACCGCGTAAGGCGACGCAGGAGGACATTGATAGGTTTTATGCCGGTTAGGGGGTGAGCGCCATCGCAGAAACAATAAAAGGAATTAATATATTAATCGGTTCAGACACCACCGGTCTTTCCAAGGCTTTAAGTGATGTAAACAAAAACGCCCGGGATATCCAGTCAGAGCTAAAACAGGTTGAAAAGCTGCTCAAACTGGACCCTACTAACACGGAACTTCTGGCTCAAAAGCAAAAATTGCTCGGTGATGCCGTAGCAAATAGCCGGGAGAAACTTGACCGCCTCCGTGCTGTCCAGGAGCAGGTGAACCAGCAGTTTGCCCGGGGTGATATCAGCGAGGGGCAATATAGGGCGTTTCAGCGCGAGGTTGCCGCCACTGAGCAAGAACTTCGCCGGTTGCAAGACAGGCTGGAAGAGACCGGGAGAGCGTCAAATAATCTTGGCGAAACACTGGAAAAGGCCGGCGACAAGATGAAAGGCGCCGGAGAAAAGATGTCCCTGGCTATCACCGCTCCGATTGTTGCAGCCGGCGGGGTGATGCTCAAAGGTGCTATTGACGCTGAGAACGCCCAGGCAAAACTTCAGGCTTCACTTGGGGCTACGGCAGAAGAGGCGGAAGAGCTTGGAGGCATAGCTGAATCTGTTTGGAAGAACGGATTCGGTGAAAATATTGAGGAGGTAAACGGCGCTCTTGTTACCGTCAAGCAAAACATGCTGCTTGCCGGTGAGCCTCTGCGAAAGTTTACTGAGGGAGCCATGACGCTGGCTGATGTATTTGGCGTCGATGTAAAGGAATCTACCGCAGCCGCCAGGGTTATGGTTGAAAATTTCGGTATATCGGGGCAAGATGCTCTTGATTTGATTACTGTTGGCTTCCAGCAGGGCGGGGATTTTTCTGGCGAACTGTTGGATACTCTTCGTGAATACTCGCCGCAGTTTGCCAGTATGGGAATGTCAGCCGATCAGATGCTTGGTATTCTCATCTCCGGCGCTCAGGCGGGTGCATGGAACCTTGATAAAGTCGGTGATGCTGTAAAGGAATTTAACATTCGTGCTCAAGATGGTTCAAAAACAACTGCTGATGGCTTTGCCGCCATCGGCTTAAACGCTGATCAAATGGGTCAGGCTATTGCCCAAGGCGGAGAAAAAGGACAACAGGCTTTCACCGCAACAATAGCTGCTTTGGCAGCCATGACGGACCCTGTGGCTCAAAACACCGCAGGTGTAGCCCTATTCGGAACACAGTGGGAGGATGTGCGCTCAAAGGTAATTGCGGCTATGGCAGACGGAGTAAAAGGTATAGGCGACTTCAAGGGGGCTACCGAAGAAGCGGCAAAAGCCGCCTATGACAATAATCCCGGCCTTGCCTTAACGATGGCCATGCGTGAAATTCAGGCGGCGATAGGGCCGGCACTCTTGCCCTTAGCCGACATCATTACAAACACAGTTGTACCGGCTATTAAATCGCTTGCTGAATGGTTTAAAAACCTATCTCCAGAGGGGCAAAAGGTTGTTTTGGTTATCGCCGGGATTGCCGCCGCAATCGGGCCTGTGCTTGTAGTTATTGGTAGTATGGCTACAGGCTTTTCTTCTGTGACAGGAGTAATCGGGAAATTAGCGCCGAAACTGGCATCACTTGTTCTCGGTATGGGGCCTGTCGGTATTGCAATAGCGGCTGTAGTGGCCGCCGGCATCCTGCTTTATAAGAATTGGGATACCATTACAGCCAAGGCTCAGGAGTTACGGGCCAAGCTCGGGGAAGTTTGGGGGACAATTAAAAATAAGGCAAGCGAGGTATGGGAAAGCATAACCGACTTTCTTAGCAAGACATGGGAGGAAATAAAGGAAACAGTCTCAAGAGTTTGGGTCAGTATCAAAGACTTTTTTAAAAAATGGGGAGACGAAATACTGTTAATTGCTACCGGCCCCGTGGGGTGGGCGGTGCTGCTGGGCAGAAAAATAGCTGAAAACTGGGACCACATAAAACAAACGGCGCTGAATATCTGGAATAGCATCAAGACAGGCATATCAAACATTTGGACGCAAATAACCAGCGCTACATCCGGAGCTGTGGCCAACCTATACAATACGGTGAAGTCAGAACTTGAAAATGTTTGGAGCTATATAAAATCAATACCCAGTCAGGCCAAGCAGTGGGGCCTAGACATTATCAAAAGATTAATTGAAGGCATAAAATCACTCCATATTCCCACGCCCCATTTTAGTTTTTCTGTGGGCTATAAAAACTTGGCAGGTATAAATCTTCCGGTTCCTAACGCCGATATTAACTGGTATGCCAAGGGCGGGATATTTACAAGCCCGCAGTTTGTAGGAATAGGAGATGTGCCTGAGGCCGTAATGCCCCTTGCAAAACTGCCCGCATTAATGACTGATGCCCTTATAGGCGCTGTGCAACGTCTCGGTTCAGTCAGCGGGGACCCTACTATTAATCTTATATTCCCGGGCCCGATAACTATTCGCAGCGAAGAGGATATTGTACAAGTAAGCAATAGGCTTGGCGGCCTGGTACGGTCAGCGCAAAGGGGGGCAGGGAGGCGGTAAAATGGTTTATGGATTCAGCTTTAATGGTAAACATTGCAGCGATTACGGGGTAATAATGCGCTCCAAAAACCGTCAACTCTTGCCCGCCAGTAACGACCAATACAAAGAAATCCCTGGGATGGACGGATCATATCTGTTCCCTGATACTCTCAGGGACAGATACATAGATATTGATTGCACAGTATTGGAAACGAGCCTTCTTGCTCTACGCCAAAAGGCCCGGCAGATAGCCGCCTGGCTCCATACCCCCGCCCGCGCAAAGCTGATTTTTGACGACGAGCCGGGGGTTTTCTATTGGGCAAAACTGACCAGCCAGGCGGACCTGCAGCAGACGCTTGCCCTGGGGGAATTTTCCCTGCAGTTTCGCTGCCTGCCCTACGCCTATTCGGTGTCGCCTGTCGCGGTCGAACAGGAAATTGCCAGCGGTGATAGCCTTATCCTGACCAACGCCGGTACGGCAAACACTCCGGTAATGATCGAAATTACAAACCCATCGGCGACGGGCTTTGCCGCCTTCCCCGCTCTTGGCGCAGGTGTTTGCCCGGATGTGAGCATGACATTACTGAATCAGGGAGTAACATTAACCATAAACGGTGACGCTTGCTCGTATTTAGGGCTTATTGACGCTGGCAAAAAGGTCTACGTTGACACCGACCGGATAACTGTGCAGCTGGACGGAACCAACGCCCTGCGCTACCATGACGGGGCCTTCCCGGTACTGGCTCCGGGCAATAATACATTAGTTTATACAAGCCCGAACGGGTGCCGGGCAAACGTAAAGATAACCTACACTGAAAGGTGGCTTTAAAATGCCTGAAAATTTTACTTTGGTAAAGGACAGCGGCAATATTCCGGTGTGTGCTTTCCAGATAGGGGCTAATGCGCTGAATCAAGTGCTTTGGGCGGCTGCAAAGGTAATCGACGAAGTTCAGGTGACGGATGGCAGCGGGTTTTTTCAGTGTGCGCACTATCCCCTGCTCGATATAGACGGCGACGGCGCGATCACCGCCGTTGACGTGCTGCCCCGAAACAACAGTACCGGCGCGGCCTTATATGTCGGCACGGCGGCGGCCGATTTAGACAGCAACA